TTGTTTTCTAAAATCTTCATCTGTAAGATACAAATAAATTGCTCGATCAGCAAGTTTTTGAAAGGAAAATTTACGTTTTACACATTCAATTTTGAAATTTTCAAACAAATCACTTTTGACTTTTACACTAGTTAGTGTCATTTTTGGTTTTGTTGACATTTTTTTTTATTTAATTAATATTATATAAATATATTAGTATCTAAAAAGATACACCTAACCCACACAAATTTTTATCATTTTTATATGGACAAAAACCACAATTCCATTTTGAAGGATTTGGTGACATTTCTTTAGTTGTATATTTATTTTTTACAAAACATTCACTCATAAACTCTTCTAAAGCTTTGGTTGCTCTGTTTATTTTTATTTTACCCGAAGGAGGGGAATACATCTGAAATCGTTTTTGTGGGTAATCCCCTTCAGTATAAACTTTTCTTCTGGTTATAAAGAATTCAATATCAATATCTTTTACATCTACTCCAAATTGTTCTGCAAAGAATTTTTTATATAATATAAGCTGAAATTGTTTATCTTCATCATTTTTAACATAATTTAATTTCCAACCATTAGTAGATGTTTTAATATCTATTATTTTAAATTTTTTAACTCGATCATTATACATTACAATATCAAGATAACCCATAAACAAAACATTAGGATTATACTTTACAGGAGGTATTACTACAGGAGTTTCTATTCCTACTAAATGCCATCCTCGTTTTGAAAAATATTTACCTCTGTTCTTTTTTAAGTAATTTAAAATTTCAACTCCATCTTGATAAAACTCACTTAGTTCACCTGGATTGGAAAAATGTTGATTATTGTTTTTTTTATATTCTTCTTGGTAATGTGCTCCACTTTTATCATACATTACTTGAATATAATGTTGAAATGATTCATGTAGTGCTTTTCCAAATACAGTATGAACACTTGGAGTGTAAACTTTATGACCATCTCTATATTGTAATGCCCATTGTTTAGGACATTTTTTCCACATTGAATATTGTGAATATGAAATATTCTTTTGAAAAGCATAATTAACCTCTCTTTTGGGAGTTTGTTGTATCTCCTTTACTATCGTAGGAATTTTAGGCATTTATTTTTTCCATTTGTCACGTCCAACTAATAAACCAATTATACCATAATTAGCTATATCTAAAAACGTGTCTTCCATTCCTTCACCTTTAACAAAACTTCTACCATTTACTAATAAATTTCTTAATCTGGATACTTTATCTGTTAATCTAATTGCTAATCCAGTTAATGAAAATTTTTTATCATTATCTTTAGTTAAATCTCCCCCTAATGAAATATTTTGTAAACCATAATCCATATGTTTACGAGCAAATGTTTCATACATTTCTCTTGTAATTTTACTAAATTCCTGGGATAATTCTGGGTATTCTTTTTGGAAGAGTTCAATTATAGCTTCTTTTTCTTCATCCACTTCAATTAATTCTTCATTTATAAGTTTTCTTGATTCTATTAAATCTTCTATAAATTTATCTTTCATATGATGGATTATTTGAGAAATATTTATCTAATGCATCTAATCTATCTTCTGCCTCAGCCAATAAATTTAATGCTTCAGTAGCATCAGCTAAAAAATCATTTGCTGTATGGTCACCGATTCCTACTGCTTGGTTTTCTAATAAATCTAATGCCATTAAGGCTTTTATTCTATCTGCTTCAGCCTGAGCAGTTAAAGCTTCTATAACTTTACTTTTTTTCATTTTAATAACTTTTTTATTTCTTTATCTTCTAACCCCATCTCTCCTAAAATGATAGGCATTTCTTCATCTGTTATTACATTAATATACGAACGAGCTTCGCGTAATCCAACCTCATAGTAAGAAGCTATGTGGGAAACCAATTCTTTGTTTACTTCTTTATTTTTGGTTTTAATATATTGTAACCATACTTTACGTTTTGGTATCATTTCTTTATAAAAATTATAAATTTCTTTTTTATTATTTGGCATTAAACCTTGCGCTAAATCAGCGATTTCAACGTAATATGGGCTCATACTTATGAATCTATGCACCATATATGAATTAAAATTATCCCAATCTTTATCCGCAAACTCTTTAGAAGGAGTTTTGTAAAGAGTTATGTGTTGAAGCCAATCAAATATATTTTTCGTTTTTGGATTTTTCATATGCTTCTTTCATTGTTAATCCTTCTTCTTCAGGTCTAAAACCAACCATAACCCCTTCTTCATTTAAGTATTGGGTATCTTCTGAGGATTTAAACCAACAATTTGGATTATAATGAGCCCACCAACCATTAAATAATAATTGGGTTTTCATATTAATTTTTCTAATACCTTTTCCTATATGTTTATTTTCTAATTCCATATTTTGAAAATCTAAACCAAGCTCTTTCATGAAAATAATACAGTACCATTTTCGTTACTAATTCTGCCCCACCTATAGATAAACCAATGGTAGGGTCCCCACTAATAAACCAACTTAATAATATAGTATCTATTGTTCCTAATGCCCTCCAAGTAATAGTTTTAAGTAAATGTCTTTTTCTACTAACACTACCTTTGGAGTTTAAAAATTTGAATATTTTTGGAAGTTTTTTAGGGGTTTTAATTGTTTTAAATTCAATATTTTCTGGGTGTTTTACTGAATAAAGAGGACTAGTTCCTATCTCATTAATAGTTGATGATAAGTTTCCATCTACAATAAACTCAGCTTCTCTATAGTCTTGAATATGTAAAGAATATAATTTATCATCATTAAGGTCTCTAAGACGATAAATTTTTCTATATTCAGAAGATATATTTTCTTCTAAAATTTCATATTCTTTATTTTTTAAGACTAAAACTTCCATTATAGAGCTATGTCTTCATATTCTTCTCTTAATTCTTTAGGTAAAGAATCTTTAATAATCTTTTTAGATTCTAAATCATAAAATACTGGGATAGGTAAAAGAGCATCTTCTGTTCCTCCTACTACAAATTTACTTACTTTTCTTAAAACAAAGGCTTGACCAAATAACTGTCCTCCGTCAAATCCTTCTATTGCTGTTGTGTTTTTAAAATCGATATTTAATCCTTGTTGTTGTGTATTTTGCATTTTTATTTATTTATTTTATTATACATTGTTATTAAGCAATCTTTATCTAATTGGTTCCATTTTAAATATTTTCTTTGCCATTCTTTAGATTTTTCACCATTATAATTAGGCCAGCTTCCATCTAAATAAGCTTGCCATCTAAAACCCTCTCTTGATCTATATAAAGTTACTTCTCTTCTAGTTACACTTTTATCTCCAAGTAATAATCTACATAGATAATTTTCTTTCTCACAGTAATTTATTAAAATTCTTCTCCAAATTTTCTTTAATATTGGGTTATAATCTTGTGGTAATGTATAAAAAAACCAACAAGTTAAATGAAAAGCAAATCCATGATAATAAGCTCTTGAAGCTGCTAATTGAAATTTATTCCATTTTTCTTTTAAATCATAATGAACCCTTGAAGTATAGTCATTGTTTTTAACTTTATTTCTTTTAAATCCACAAATTTTTGCTATAATTCTATTTGAAGTAAATGCTAACCCATCCCCAATAATTCCATTTAAACAAGCAAAGTTTACATGAAATTTTTTCCATTTTGAACCCGCAAACAACTTTACCCAAGACCACATACCAGGTGTCATATTAAATTTACGCGAAAGCTTATACGGCAGCTTACTTGCAATTTCCTCCAAATCTACATAGTCTCCATTAACGTGTAATGCAGCTAATGACATAATTACTTGATCCCTTGAAACATCATCTTCACCTAATCTGCCTGTTGCTCTAGATGCTTGATACATTGGTTTTTTAAAATGATAATTACCGCCGAATTTCCTGTAACAACCAAGTATACCTTCTTTCATTTCAGGATCTTTCCATGTTATATAAGCTAATCCTGTTCTCCATAATGCATCTCCCTCACCTACGTTTTTGTGGCCTTCTTTTTTAGCCCATTCCCAGGCATGCTCATACATCATTTTATCTTCAGTGCAAAAAAACTTTTTAGCTACTACGTCTTTTCCTTTTTTTAAACTACTCATATAACTTGTGGTTTTTTAATTTCTATAATTTTTGCTAGAGCACTTGAAATATTTATTTCTTTATCTATTCTAAAATTAGAATGGTATTGATGCTCATTTAAAATCATAGCCACACTGCCTTCTCTACCCTTGGCATATTCACCTGCGTAATCAAATAGGGATCTATATAATTCTTCAAAATCTTTAACTCCCGAGTCGGCAATTATTTGTCTTAATTTTCGATAATCGGTTTTTTGGTTTTTTAATTCTGCTATGATTTGTTTTATATAATTAGATGATACTATAATTGATTTATCTAATACTAATTCATTATCTTTAGTTGATAATTGAATTGTATTTAGCATTTTTCGTATATCCGGATGATGTGTGTTAACTATGTTAACAAGAGCTTCGATTTCGAACTTTGTTTGTTCTGTATCTAATATCTCTTTTAAATGTTTTGCTACCTCTT